CCGATTTAGCGCAAAAAATCCGGCAAATACTGACCTATAGTGCAAGCCTGTCGATCATGCGGACGTTTGACGGGCAATGGCAGGTCAATACGCGCCGTGGAACGTCTCGGAGCGTGTACGGCGTCTATACTCATGCGGACCCAATCAAGGCGCTGGAAATGGCCGCTGACGCGCCGTTGCCGCACGATACTAAGCCGATGATCAGTCTGCCGGGACTACCTGCAACACCAGTGCTGCCCGGAATGCCCGGCTGGAAAGGATGGCAATTGAAATGAGCGACTTCGTATTACCCGGCTGGACGCCAACGCCGCCGCCACGATCCGATGTGACGACCACAGACCAGACCATCACCGCTGGTCAATTGCGCGCATTAATTGAGCGCATCGAACGGCTTGAGGAAGAAAAGCGGAACATTGCCGACGATATCAAGGATATCTATGCCGAGGCCAAGGGAAACGGCTTTGACACGAAAGCCATCCGGGCAATCGTCATTCTGCGTCGGCAGGACAAGGCCGAACGCGAGGAAGCCGAAACGATTTTGGACCTTTACAAAGCCGCCATCGGCATGGCATGAATCCAGCCGTTCGATGACCCATGCGGGTAGATCGACTGTCGGGCGGCGCGCTGGTTTCTCTCCCGAGTTACAGCGCGCCGCTTGGCCTAGATTTCGAAGCTGATCCCGAGAAAAAAGCCGACTGCCACGCCCGCCAAGACGCCGATGGCGATAGCCCATGCACTGATGCTATGGAATGCCGGCTCGGGCTTTGACGGATTGGCCGTCAACAGGAAATTTCCAAACGCCAGTATCAGTTGCCCGAGCGCGTAGATCGGCAGGATTGCCATCCAATCCGGTCGGCCAAGCGTGTTGAACACGATTGAGTATGTGCCGATATACGCGGTCCCGGTCGTCACCATCGCTACGGCAATCAATGTCTCGCGGTCGGTCGTCGCCTGCCCTTCCCGAATCAGCCGCACCGCGTCGGGAAGCCACAACGTCGCCGCCGCGAGCGCAAAGCCCGTCATCAGCGCACCGGCAAGCAACCTGAGCCATTCAATGGGTAGAAAGACAGCCATGGCGACATATAAAACCGTTAGAACGCCGATGATGACAAGGAAAGGATTACGACGCGTCATTTTCTTCCCTTAGATGCAAAACCCGCGTGATATTTTCCAGCCGGTCAAGCCGCTGGTTGATCTGTCGCGAACCTGATTCGACCGTCTGCAACAGGTTATTCAGATCGCCGCGCGCCTGCGCAACATCATTTTCAAGTCTGGTGATGCGGTCGCGGTCGGAGTGGTCCAGATTCGGGCGACGGAAAAGATTTATCATTCTTTCCCCCTGTCAAGCCAACGTGCCGATGCTTCCATGAAAGCGGAATACCGCTCGCTTGTTTGTCGAAACGCCTCGCCCGCTATTGCCAGATTCCGAATGTCTTGGATTTGCGCCGCCCGTGTCTGTTCGTGCGCAGCACGCTCACGCGACAGTTCATCCCGCCAATAGTCGATCTGCTTGGCGAAATGTCGATACATGGCGACGATCAATCCTAGCATCAGGATCACCACGATACCCGGAGCGCCCCATTCGAGAATACGCGACCCGGTTTGCACGCCTATTTCATCGATCATTTGACCGCTGTCCGCAACTGGTCATAGAACGTGTTGCAGCGGTCCTGTCGCGCCCATGAACGTTCATGAGCATCGCGCTCACGGCGTAGCACGGAAACGGTATACAGTCCAACGGCAATCGGCGCGTGTGGTTCCTTCACGCGGCAATCGGACGGCAGATCGGGCAATGTCACACGGGCTTGCGAGCGGCCTAGCTCGACGGCTGGATTGCTACCGACGCAAGATGAAATCAATATCGGCAGAATCGAGACGCTCACGATCCGGGCGACTGGTTTCGTAATCCTTGATGATCTTGTCATCCGCCGCCGCCCGTTCCGCAATTTCCGCCTGTGCCGTCGCCAGCAAGTCGGCAAATCCGTCCAGTGCTTTCCGCCCCGCTTCTAGCTGGCGCTCGACTTCGGCCAATCGACTTTCAGCCGCAACTGCACGCGCCTCAAGCACGTAACCTTGTAACGCCTCGCGCCGAACCGCGTCAACACGTCCGCCCGTCACTTCGGCCAAAATTGGACCGACGAACGGAATGCGCGCAAACGGTCCAATCGGGACGCCTTCGTAAAAAAGAATTGCGGCTGCAAGACCTATCGCGATACCTGCAGCCGCACCAATGATTAAATTCAGCTTATCCAGCATTGGGCGGGTCCCGGATGTTGATGTTCGTATCGCCCGTAGGCGGAACGATCACGGTCGGCGCGGGCGGTTGCGGCTCGATTTCCGGAGAATAAGGCCGTCCCGAGCGGACAGCAAGAATTGCCGCCACGTCCTGAGCCGTCGCAAATCCGGCATAGCCGAGGAATGTCACGCCAAGCAACCACATCAGGCCGCTTGCGATGGTGGCGTTCAACTCGGTGTCGGCGCGGTCGATCATGCTGGCGAGCACGAACATGCAGTAGGCGCAAATGATGTAGGTTGCGACCCGCCGCCACCGCCAAGACGGTTCGCCCGTCTTACGCTTCGTTTGTGCTGACCCGTCCGTCACTGCCGATCACCGGAAGATTGTAGCGCTCATCGTAAGGACGTACACCCGGCCACCGGTAGCCGACAACCCGGTCGCGCGAAAATGGTTTTATGTTCACCGCATCCGACTGGTTGCCGCCCAACACCATCAGGTTGCCGTGCTGATCCTTGCCGACAACAAAACCGACATGGCCGCTTGCGCCCGTTGGCGAGCCGCGCCAGAACACCACGATACAGCCGACCGCAGGCCGTGTGAGTTTCACGCCGAAACCATTCCAAGCCCGAGCCATCGCGCCGTTCTTGATCGGCTTTATCCCGGTTTCGAACAACACGCCGCCGACGAACGCGCCACACCATGGCGTTTCGTCATCCTTGAATGGCGTTCCCATATTCTTCCACCATCGGACGATGTGCGGGTTATGATGTGGTCCCTTGATCTCGGCTTGACCAAGATATTTTTTTGCCTGTTTAATCCATGCCGGGTCGTCCATTACACGTCTCCCGTGTTTGTCGAAGGATAAGCGCGGTTCGGTCCGTAGATGATACGCGCACCACCCGAACCGCCCGCGCCGCCCGTATTGCTGCCACGGCATCCGCCACCACCACCACCGACCGCGCCGCCCGCGCCGCCGTTATCATTGGTCGACGCGCCGCCATTGCCGCCGCCCGAGCCGCCACCGCCGCCACTGGCGCGACTGGCTGCACCTGCACCGTTACTACCTTGCCCTTTCAACCCGACGCCGCCACCACCGCTACCGCCACCAAGCCCGGAATTGCCCGAGCCGCCACCGCCCGCGCCGCCCGAGCCGTTACCACCCGTCCCACTACCGTTGCCAGCACCGCCCGCACCGGCATATCCGCCCGCCGCGCCGCCCGCGCCGCCATTCGCACCGCTTGCGCTACCATTGCCGCCGTTGAATGCGGCGTCACCAACGCAGTTTGCCGCCTGTCCGCCCGTCGTGGCACCGGTCCCCGTGCCGTTGATGCCAAAATCGGCGGATAGAAGCGTCGTTCCGCCACGCTTGATCGTGGTCGGTGCTTGCGAGCCACCGGCTGGAATGACGACTGAAAGGATTTCGCCCGGTATGACCGGAATAGCGTTCGCATAAGCGAGCGCACCGCCTGAGCCGCCCGCGCCGGTCGCGCCGCTTCGTCCGTTGCCGCCCGGTCCAACTGCAACCGCACAAATTTCGGTAATGCCAACGGGAACTTCGAAATTATACGTTCCCGGCGTCGTCCATTCCTGTTGGCTCGGATCAGCCACCAGCCCTAAAACGACGCCGAACGCGAATTTACTCACGTCACGATATCCCCAAACAAGACCCATGTATTGGTCGACTCGTGCAGCAATGTAGCCGCGCCCCATTGAGACGCAATCCGCCGCTTGGCCGATTTTGAATTAAGCGTCACACCCGATCCCGGCGTAAGAGCGATTGCGCCCGTGTTGATATTGACCAGATCGATTTGTGTTCCGACCGGGAAAGCCACACTGGCGACGGGCGGAATCGTTATCGTGATGGTCGATCCTAAATTGCCCTTGATAACCGCGCCGGCATCCGCGAGCACCAGCGTATCGGTCGCGCCGGTAATTGCACGCTGCAGCCGCTCATTGAGCGCTAGCGTACCGGTACGGGCCGGGAACGAATATGTGTAAGAACCATCCGGCATGCCAAGCGTATAGGTTCGCGCCGCCGTGAGATTCGTTCCCATTTGAAACAAAGCGGCATGGTCTTGCCCGGTATCGGGCATTGACAACTGAGCACCTTGGATTAGCGATGCGTAGACTGCCGACGCGCCGCTGATCACATTTGCATCGCTAAGCGTCACACCCGACGCTTGAGTGCCTTTATCCGTGCCGTCCGACCGCAACAGGCGGTTATCGTTCGCGAAGTCAGCCGCTGCCGTCACATTCGCGCCGTCCGCCACGTTGATGAATGACCGCACGTTTGCAGCGGTCAATTCCTGTACGACACCCGTTCCGGCAGTTGTCCGCCCGAGCATGCGTGCCGTTGCCATGGTGAGCAACGTCACGGCGTCACCCGGCGACATGCTTCCCGGCACACCTTGCGGCCCTTCGGGAACTTCGATATCGAGCGTATATTCGCCCGGCCCGGTTTCCGTCAGCGTCATGACAAGTGGATCGCCGTTGTCCACCGCCGTCACTGTTCCGGGCAACATGACGGGAGGCGGACCAATCGGCAACGTGAGATTCAATTCGTATTCGCCGTCACTGCCGGTAATCTCGGCATCAGCCGTCACGCCACTTTCCACGTCGCCGATATCGAGCGTCGGCGGCGGGCCGGTCGGGCCGGCTGGAATAGTCAGATTCAATTCGTAATCGCCGTCCCCGCCCGTGATCTCAGCATCTGCCGCATTGCCGTTCGGAACGGTCGTCACGGTGCCGATATCGAGCGACGGCGCGGGACCAACATCGCCCGTTCCGCCTTTCGGAAGCGAAAACTTGAAAATGGCATGGGTGGCGTTGCCGATGTTCTCGACTTCGCCCGGTTCGTTCGGCGCGAGAACGATAACGTCCGGATCGACGGCAATGGTTGCGCCGACGCCTGCCGGTCCCCGATTGGTGACGGCGATTGCCCAAGGCGGGCTGAGCGGGACAAGGCGCGTAATCGTCATGGTCTGGTCGTTCCCGTCACCATCGTCACCGTGCCGGCGAACAGAATAATTTCGCCGCCGTCCGGATCAATAAGCTTCACGTCGTGGAAATACACACCGGCAGGGATATACTGGATCGCTTCCCGTGTGACATTCCATTGAATCCGCGTCTCGGCTATGTCTCCGCCTGTGCTGACATAATCGTTGACGATCATCAGCCGACCGTTTGCGTTGGACAGCACGAACGATGGAATCAATTCTTCATTCGGCGAGCGCAAATGCTGGACGATCTGCCATGTCTCATCAATCGGAAACGGTTCGCCCGATATCTCGCCGCCCGTGTCCGTCAACCACAATGCGACGGAATCAATCCAGTCTTCATTGGACCGTAACAATATGTCCATGGCGTACGCGGTCATGCGTCACCGTACGAACAGCTTGAATACGGAACCGACTTCAAAACCCCAAGCGTCATCGTCTTTCGGCTCGGAATAAGGTGGCCCGCCCGTGATCGGTACGCCGCCATCCGGGACCATAAAACGCACCTTGGAAATACGGTTCGTCACGGGAATGACACGGCGTTGGTCGGACGCTACGTTATTATTCCATGACCAGCCGTTTTCGCGCATGATCATGCCGGTTAAGTCGCCACGGTCGCCGCTAAATTGTTGCGCATGCTGCTGCGTAACGTTCGCACCAAATGTCCCTGACAGACTGACCGACAAGTCAATCAAGGCATTGGTCGGATACACACCACGAACGCGCGGATTGAAACGAACATTGCCAGCACCGCCAATCAAGTAGGCGTCGAACGTCGCACGGATCATAAAATCGTTATACGAGAACGGCAATTCGAACTCGACCATTTGCGTTCGCGCCACAAGCGTATTCGCCGCGTACTGCACCCATCCCGAGACGCCAAGCGATGCCTTCATGTCGGCGAACGAAATCATTTTCGTTTCGTCTGCCGATACATCGAAAAATGGCATCTTGTCCGCATCGTCAACGATACCTTCGACGCCTGCCGACCGGAACGCAATCTGCAATGTGTGCATGAACCATTGCGACGGAATCAGATCGGCCCAAGCCGCCGTGAGCGGATTGTAGCGGCGAAACTTGTTTGTGTCCTTGTTGTACCAGAGCGTTCGTGCATCGCCCGGCGCGACCGTGCCAATCGTGATGCTGGCAAAGCCGAACGCCGATAGCATAAGCGCCAGCGTGACCGGAGCCGGCACGGCATATTTCGGCTTATCGCTGTCCAGCGCCGAAACAATGATTTTTTGCGTGAGTGGATTGAAAACAGCCATCAGTTTACCGTCATCACTTCGAAGTCATCGAAAGCGACGGTCACAACGTCGCCGCTGGTTACAACAGTCAGCCCGGTTCCGGGCGCAAGCGTTCGGAATTCCATCGTGTCATCATCAACCGCGCTGAAAAATTCGCCCGGAGCGCCGCCGATGTTCTCGCCGCCCAAGATGATCGATCCACCTTCGCCGCCAAGACCGGCCACAAATGCCTGTCGTGTGATCTTATAATGCTGCGAGCCGCGATAGACGACCAGCAAATCGGTCCCCGTGGTATTGCTGAGCGAGTCAAGACCGGGAATATTGAGCCGCAACGTGCGGTCGTTTTCGAGCGTGCCGCCGCCTTGAATGCCTTCGGTCGTGTTGATCTGTCGCAACTCAGGAACCATTGCGCCAAGATCGCCGATGGAATTGACTGCCTGCTGCAGCGTCTGGATGATCCAGTTCATCAGACCGGGACGCACGCCACCGCATGTGAAACCCGTGGCGACACGGGCGGAATCCGGTGCTTCTACGACACCGGCATATGCCCAAACTTGATCGAAAATCGCCATTTCTCATCCTTCACGGCGTTGGGATTTTGACAGGAAACGCACCGTCACAAAAGCCGCCCCATCCTTCACCGAAACCGAAAGGCGGTCCGTCACTTTGCCAGATTTCAAGCCTGTGTCCCGCTGGAATAGGTAACACTTGCTCATAAAGGTGCGCAATTGATATTTCGATGCCTGAAAGCCGTCGACCGGTCGCTATCCCCACAATGCCGGCTTGCTCATCGAAGATCACGGCTGCAGGACCAAAAACTTCCCGTGCGGCCCGTGTGAGATTCGCCCGGCTATACCCCGAAAACAATGTCACACGGCGGGCTTTCAAGAAACCACGATACATTTCGTCATCGGTAAAGCAGAACTCGACATACTCAGGACCGCAATCCCATTCGGCTTCGCAAAAGCCGCCGACCGGTTCGACATTGCCGCAATCGTCATCATCGTCACATACGAAGCCGAATACCGGACGCTTTTGTCCGGCACAGTGGCAACGCGGCCATCCGAGCGCTTTTCCGAGAATAGTCAATTGATCGCCTGTCGCCGTGTCCAGATCAAAATAATCAAACATCTGGCACGCGTCACGCGTCATCTGACCGGCCCGACGCAGATAGATGCGCAACAGCCCAAGCAAGTTGGGCGATTCGCGATACTGCGTCAGTATCTCGTCATCGTGACGATCAACGAACGCTTGAACCGTCGTGCAATTGCTGGTCATGCCGGTTCCCGAACATATTCGACAATGACATTCGCCGCATATATCACGGGACGCTCATAAAGCGCCATCGGCAACGTGTCGTTATCTTCCGGATTCAGATCGCTTACGCGTGCAATTCTGACTTCCTCAACCTTGATCGTGCCAAGCTTTGCCGCCGCGACTTCGGCACGATCCCGCGTTACCGTGTCGCCATGCCGATAACCGCATCGGTCGTTCGGATCGAAATCGGCCACTACGGCATCAATGATCGTACCGACCGAAGGCGGTGCGCAATTGCACGCGTCCGCGACCGCGCGAACGATGTAATGAATGATAATCGGCACGTCGACCGGTCGCACAAACCGCACCGACTGGCACACGTCGTCCGCGACGATATCGATGACCGTGTTGCCTTCCAAAACAACGCCCGGCACGCTTTCCTGATAGATGGCCGTGCCAACATCTTCGTCCGTGCCGCCGATCACGGCATACGACGCGCTGTGCGGTCCCATGCCGATTGCGTTCGTACTGTTCGAACGGTTTTCGATAGCCGCCGCCCATGTCACGCCGTCGATTTTCCGAAGCTTGTCGACAATCGCCGTAAGCTTGATGCTCGACTGACCGACGTTTGTAATGCGCAACCGGAAATCCGAATCGGTTTCGTCCGGCTGGCGCAACAGATCGCGCAAATTGGCAATGATATCCTGTCGCGGCCCTTCTGACACGTCGGCGTCGAACGACTGATAGGTATCGAAAATCGTTTCATCCATTTCGGCGAACGCACGCGCCATGATGCCATTGATCTGACCAAGCGGGCTTTCCGCCGTCTGGATCACGTCGATTCCAAACTCGTTGATTACGTCTTGCTCGATTTCGGCAAGGATCACCGCCAGCGGCTTACGGACATAGCCGGTCGGTTGCACGCCATAATCAGCCATAGAGCGTCACCTTTTTGTCATAGTCCGTCTTGACGGTCACTTCACGGATGTTAAGCCGTCGCATTTCCCGCGAGAACGAAACCGAAAAAGTGTCAATCGAGACAACACCGTCCGTTCCCATGATGGAATTTTTCGTCACCGCTTCGGCCAACACCGGATCGTATTGCCGGGCGAAAATCTGGTCCAGCCACGGCACGCCGACACGGTTATCGAGAAACCATTCGCCTTGAAACGTCTTGAGCCGTTGCCGCACATGCTGTCCGACCGCTTCGGCTTCGACCACGACCGCAAGTGAGCCGTCATCCCGAAAGAATAGGTCGTTGGTCGTTTGGTCGATTGCCAGCCCGATACGCATCAGTCGTCATCCAAGTGCATGGCGCGCAATCTTGCGGCGATCTCGGCATATTGCGACTGGAATTGCAACGCATGTCCCGAGCCTGCCGACGAACCGTATTTGATGACCAACGTATCGGCGGCAAGCAATTCCACGACCGTTGCAAGTAAATCGTAAATATCGCCTTGCGCGCCAAGATGCTTGAACCGACCATCAGGCGAGAATTTCATTCCGAGCGTACCGGCCTTGTTGGCACGCAAATGAATATTCTTGCCGTCATAATTCTCAATCGGCTCGCTGATAGTATCCCCGCCGTTCAAATTCACACGGGCATCGGACAGATGAAACGACCGCGTGTCGCTTGGCTCGCCGTTGTCGTCCACGTCGTAATTTTCCATGGACCGTGACGCCGAAACCAATTCGACCCGCGTTCCTTCCGGAATCGGAAATGTCATGCCGCCGTTCGCCGTGGTCGTGTAGTTGATCGGCACTTTTGGCAACTCGGGGTAATCGAGAAACGTTCCGTCCGGCAGACGCCGTTTGAACAGCGGTTGCACCGACACGGTTCGACCATCGGCAGACACTGGACCGACCGTCTTGGCCGGAATGCCCGAAAACAAATCTTCCCGGTCCGCCGTCGTCTCGCGACCGGCGACTTCGCCCCACTTATTGGTCGTCTTGCCGATATAGCCCGCGCTGCTCAATATCGCTTCCCTTCGTCCACCTTGCCGCCGCGCAACGCCTCCCCGTGCACATCCACCCGGAAATCGCCGTCCCGATTATCGCCGCTGTAGCTGGTCTGGCTGACACGATACATACCGCCTTCACCGTTCATTTCCAAGACATCCGAACGGATTTGCACGCGGCGGTTTGGGCGAATTTCCGGATTGAGAAGGCATGACACTTTTACGCCGTTATCCGTGATTGCCGGCGTGTCGATCATGCCGGTTTCCGGAGTAATCAACACGACGCCGCCAATATATCCGTCGCCCGGCACAATTTCCATGGTCTGGTTTTGACAAGACCAATAGAAATTCTGTCCACGTCCAATACGATCCAGTTCGCGTTTGACTGTACCGCACATACTGTAAGGACGGCGATACTTCTTATCCTTCATTTCATCCGGGAATTTCCATTCGCCGCGCTCGATACCTTCTTTTTCAAGCTGCTTATATAGTTCTTCCACAACATCTTTAACCGGCGTACCTTCCTCGAATGATTTGCTGATGGTCGCACGTCTGAAAGCCTTATCGCTGTCCCCACATGAAATCTTGGTAATGATATCCGGCCCGTCGCGGCGATGCTCCATATCCCGCAACTGACCTTTGAATATCACACCGACGTTGTTCGACCCGCCGCCCGACAGGAAACCGTTGATCGCCTGCGAAACGCCGCGCACCGGCAGACGGTCGAAGAACGACAAGCCCGAGCCGAACGCGGCGTTCATGCCCATGGGCGGCATATAGCCCGCCTCAAGCGTGATATCGTCCAGTTCGCGCCCGAGCGCGTTGCGCGTTCCCGGCGCAAGGTTCCAAAGCTCGATTTCCGCCGTGTTCGCGCCGCTCTCGATACCTTTCGAGACGTTGAACGCGATCTTGATCTCGTGCTTTTGGATGCCGCCCGGATTGATGATCCCGCCGCTATAGGTCATCCGCACTTTACGCAGAAATTGCAGCATTTATTTCCGCCTGTGTCGCGTGATACAGCCTGCAGTTGCCGTTTGGCAGGCCGGTACGATCCGGTACGCTGTCCGGCACAATCGGCACGCAAAAAATCGATCCAATATCGAGTCCGAACGGTCTCAACAAATCAACGTTCGTGACGATCCTGCGGCCCGTGATCACCGGCAGATCGTCAATCGACAGATCGAACGACCATCGGTTTGTGACGGTCGCCCACCACAGCCGCAACGTCACACGCCTGCCGCCGATAAAGACGGAAAATTGCTGGTTAGGATCAGCCGTTACCCTAAATTCCATCATGGCCCGAACACACTTTTCAGAATGGACGTGTTTTGCGGCGACGACGCATTGACCGGCGTTGCGATGTTGTCGCCGCGTGCGACCGTGCCGGCCACCGTGTCAGCCGTCGCGGCGTTGCCTGCCGTGCCTGCGTTCGGCGTTGCCTGCCGTCCCGCGCTTTGCGTGGCATTGCCGGCATCCGTCGAGCCGTCCACACCAGTCGCATAAGCGGTGTTGACGATAATTACTTCTTGCAGATCGATTGAGCCGGTAAAAATCTGCGACGACTTTCGATCACGCTTCGGATTGATCCGCTTGACCAGCATGTTCGTGTAAACGTCCAGTCCGGTTACAAGCGTGAACGGCACACGAGTTTCCTGAAACGCCACCAATGCCTTGTAAGCGAGCGCGCCCTTGCTGTCCGCTATTTCCAGCGTGACTTTCTTCGGCATGATATACGCGTGGTCGTTCACTTCCGACCCGTTCTCAATCGGATTGGACGTAATCTCGATTTCCGCCGTGTGATCTTCCGAAAGAACCACGTCGAGCGGAACGGGACCGATGACCGGGCTAAAGGCTATGACGCTCAAAATGCTGGCTCCTGTTCGATGCGGGCGGCTTGACCCGCAACCGCGCTGTTGACAGCCTGTCCGGTCGCCTGAGCCGCCGCCGCTGGCGCTTGCGTGGCTTGCTGGATATTCTGAGTAATGTTCGTGCTGACGTTCATCGGGAATTGACGATTATCCTGCCGGGCATCCGTCACCGTCGCTTGTACGGCATTGTCCGGCACCATTCGGGCAAGATTGTCGTTAAAGCTTTGCAACAGCCGGTCGAACGACGTTCCGCCAACCCGTTCGCGCGTGGCGCGATCTTCCAGTACCGGACGTTCTTGCGTCGGCATTTGAAGAACACGCGGCCTGTCACGGTTGATCTGATTTTCAATCCGAAAATGCTCGCGAGGATCGAAATCCGGTTTTGCCGCTTCGCCCCACAAAAATTCATCCCAACTCGGCAGGCTCGGAAGATACGATTTGAAACCTTCCCACAAGGATTGCGCCAATCTTACACCGGCACCGCGCAAATCGATATCGAACCATTTGAGCACGGCGGCGCGGATTTCTTCCGTGATGCCTGCTATTGCTCCGGTAATCAGATTACCTTGTGCCTTGAGCGATAACGCGACAAGCGAGCCTAAGCCGCCTTCCCACAATTTTACTTCGCTCAGTTCGCCTTTCAGCGCGTTGCCGATGACAACCGACGCACCGTGCAAATCCTTGCCGAGCGATTCGATCAGCGCGAGCGCAATTTGCGTCCCGAGTTTGCCGCCTTCCTCGCCAACATTACCCCAATCGACATTCTGCAACGTGACAATTGCGTTGCTCATGCCGGCATTGATCGCATCGGACCAATCGACCGATTCCAGATACGCTTTCGCTTGATCGATATACGGCTGCAGCCGCCCGGAAAGCCCTTCCCAAGCGCTCAGGAACGCGTCGGCAGCTTTCTTCCCTACAGCGGCCCAATCCGCGTCCTGAATGGCGTCCAGTGCTCCTGACCAGTCGCCATTGCGCAATGCCGCGACTGCGTTCGATACGGCTTCCCTGACGCCCGGCGCAAGTTCATCGAACGCGGCGATCAGATCGGGCATGGACCCGATAAAATCACCAATGATCGAATCGCCACCTTCAAGCCACGTCAGAAAATCATCTAACGCCAGACCGGCAAGCACAATCGCCGCCGTAACAGGTGAAAGCCACGCCAACAGGACCGCGAGCGCCGCGCCGAATGCTTCCCAATCGGAAAGATCGATTTTACCGCCCGACAATTGGCGCGTTACGTCACCGATGAACCGCCCGAGCCGCCGGAATCCATCGACCGCAAATTCCCCGACGCGCCAGATGGCACGACCGAAACGCATCATGGCTTGCGTGGCGCGAACCATGATGTTCGATATTGTCGACGCCCATTGCTTCGCTTGGTCAGTTTCGAGGAACGCGCCAATCCGACGTTCCATTTCATCTAAATTTTTCTTGACGAAATCGAACCATCCGGCATCAGCGATCATCCGTTGGAATACTTGATAGGCATCGCCAAGCTTGTCGACCAGACCATCATATGTTCGTGCCATCTTTTCGGAAGCACCGGCATATTTTCGGCCAATGGCATCGATCAACAGTTGGATTTCGTCGCGGCCAAGCTTGCCAGCCGCCGACAGCTTTTGCAGTTCCACGACGTTCTTGCCGGTCGCTTCGGCAAGCATATCCCAAACGGGTATGCCGGCTTCCGTAAGCTGCAGGATTTCGCCGCCTTGAAGCTTCTGCTTGACCCATGCTTGCCCGAGCGCCAGCGACAACCGCCCAAGCTGTTGCGTACCCTTGCCCGACGCGGCCATGGCGTCGGTCAACGCCATCAATGAACCGTTTGTCGGATCGATGCCGTAATTTTTCAAATTGGCGTAAGCATCAGCGGTATCGGCAAGCCCGAGCGGCGTGTCTTTCGCGAATTGTTGAATCCAATCCATCGCGACACGGGCTTTTTCGCTGGAACCTTCCAACGTTTCGAGCCGTATCCCGAGATTTTCAAAAGTCGCTCCGGTCTTGGTGACGCCTGCCGGAATATCCTTGATCGCACCAGCAAGACGGCTGGTCGCCTCAAGCGCCATGCCGCCAAGGAACGAACCAACCGCAACGCCAAAAACACCGATACCCTGAGCAGCGGAACGCGCATGCTTTTCCGCTGCGTCCATGCCGGCATTGAACCGACGTAGCTTATCCTCGCCTTGAACGTCGTAGCCGAGAATCGCAATCAGTTCGTCAATGATCGCCATGCCATACCGCCTTATTTCGCGGTTGCACGTTCATCCGCCGCCGACCGCAAGTCAAGCGCTTCGTGCGCGTCGAACACGTCCGCCAACGTCACCCATTCTTTCAGATCGCGCAACGTATAAATCGGACGTTCTGCAAGAATGGGACGCCACAGAAAGAAATTCAGATTCGGCGCGATCTCCCGAACTTCGGATTCGGTTAGTTCACGCTCGCCATGGCGCGATCTAGGATGCCAGTTGCCGGGAACGCGGAAAAAAAATCGCCGAATATCTCACGCAATGCGAATATCACAGTGGGGAAAATATCCGCTTTCCGGTCGCTGAAATGGCCGTCAAGGTCGGCTTTCTGCCATCCCGTCTGACCCTTCGGCTTGATGCTGCAATACCCGATCACTTCGGCGATGATCGACGCCACTTCGACCGGATCAGCCTTGTTCACGATATCGGCGAGCGCCGCGAGCGCCGCCGCGTCCGATGCGATCTTCTTGGCCGGATCAACGTCGCCTCGACCGGACATGATCACGGGCAGACGGTCAACCGCCGCGCCGACGATCTTCATAAGCCGTGCCTGCAACACGATTGCCTGTGTCGCTAGAACCGATTCCACACGCAACAGCGAACCGTCACCAAGCGTCTTTTCAGCCATGTGTATTTCTCCCGAGTTACGTTATAACATTACGCTGCGGCAGGTGTCGTCACATTGTCCTGCCAGTCGCCACAAACCAGCGTCCATTCACGCATCGCAGCGGCCTTGCCGAAGCCGGCAGTCGGCTTGCCTTGGATAAAGCACCGATTGGACGACCCACCATCATTGCTGCGAATGTCCTTCACGCTGAGCGGGAAACCGCCCATGCGCGGCGTATCGGCCTTGATCTCGGCAAGTTTCTGCAAAAGCAGTTGGTGCGCTTGGCTGGTGTGCTGCAGACGTAGCGTGATGGTCGTCGGATTGCCGGCGAACACCGAATAGAGACTGTCGCCGTCCGCGCCGGTCATCAACTGTCCGGCATCCTCAACCGGCGCGATCTCGACGGCGTTATCGCCTTCCCAAAACCCGGTGATACGCTGTCCCGCCAGCGTGGCGACAACGTTCTTGAACGAATATGCGGTAGCCTTTGCCATTGCCGACTCCTGTTAGAACTGCATCGAATATTCGACTTTTGCATAGTGCACTGCACCAGCATAGCGAAATTCGACCGCGATAGCCGGCGCGATACGTGCCTTGCGCTGCGATTCCGGCACGTCGAATACGCTCGGAACGGTGATGATTACGGCGGGCGCATAAAGCCCGGTCGTCGGATCGATATCATTGGCGATGATGCCCGCGCGGCGCGCTTGGTTCATGACCAGTTCAACCGCCGATGCGAGAATCGCCATACCGGAATCATCGAATGGGATGCGCTTGTTATTGAGCATCACATTCAACATTTCTTCTTCGGTACGCGCGATAATCCAGTCGGTCGCGTGGATTTCGTCAATGAAGACGTTCGGCGTGAGCGTCGAGCCTTCGACGGTAAAATTGCGGTCGCCGATATCGATATACGCGTTCGCGCAATGACCTGCGACGGTCGATTGCCCGACTTCCTCGACAAAGCCGGTGATCGCCGTCAACTGAGACGAATTGACGTCGGCAGGCGTGATGCCTTCAAGCGATTTGAACTTGGCGGTATACGCGCTGTTCGCGTCATCGAAATTGTACGTAGACAACGTGGCGGCAAAAGCGAAATCACCATAGTCGTCGGCAACAGCGATGTGATGCACGCTCGACCGTTCGAAATTGCCTTTATGGACAGCCGCCACGTTGGTTGCATTGGCCGCGTTCTTCAGATCGGCAGTGACCGAGCCAAGAAACGCCTGCCGACGATTCGCTTCGGTCCATTCGATGATGCCGTGCTGCGCAGCGGTCGGCGTGTCCCGCATGCCCGCTTCGTGTCCGATCCAGTAGAAATCCGGATCAGCCGCCACGATAGCGTCAAGCTCATCCTTGATCGAATCGTCAGTCAGGCCACCAGTCGGCGTATCGACATAGCCGACCTTGATTCCGATAGGGCGCGGATTCTGCGAGAAGGCTTTCAACGCCGCCTTGTACACCTGTGTCGCGGCGATGTGATCGGCCCGGATTTCATCCATGGACGTATAATATTTCGTCCTGTGGGTTTCATCCAGAATGCCCGCAACCGCCACAGTCGACAGGAACAGCGCAATTCCAAAACCGCGCCGCGCCACAAATGCGTTTCGGCTCAGGTTGACCTTGACCACGCGCGAATAAGGAAGCTTTGCCATGTGTGTTGATCCCTAAAGCCGGTTCACGTTGATTGACGTATCATCAATTGTGTCGATCACAAAGCCGTCACGCGTTACGCCGTGCAGAAAAATATCACACTGCGCGCGTTCTTCCCACTTTTTGTTCACGATCTCGGGAACACGACGTACCTGTGACATATCGTTCACGACAAGGAACGGATAGACCGGTTCCATGATTTGTGACAGTTCGAAAGCCGACCGCAACGGACGAAGCAGGCCGGTCGCCACGCCTTCATCATAGGCGTGAACGCTGAAGTGCCATTCGGTATCGATCAACGGAATAGCCGTCACATCGGGTGGAAATCCTGCTGTGTCGTCCGGTCCTTCGTCTTCCCGCTCAGGCGTCCAGTCGATATCGCGCGGATGGTCGTGCAACGGGCGCGTACCAAGGAAATTGACGACCGCATAGGGCAGTGCGGGCCGGTTGCCGCCTTGCTCGCTGCGAATCGTCTGCAAACCGGTGATTGCCGCTACCCGCTGGACCATTGCGCCCCAAATATCATCGTCGCTGGTCAGCATTATTTCAGCCTCCCGAGCGCAACACGCACAAATCCGTCAACCGCGCGCGGCCATGCGAAAATTACTCGATAGCTGATGCCGCGATATGTGATTTCGTCATCAACCACGATCACCGCACGCGACCATGCGAACCATTCCGCCTCTGTCCGAATACCTTCCGGCAAATCCATCAACGCATTGCCACGGGCTGGTTGCACGGCGGCTTGAACGGTCGACGTGCCGGCCACGTTCGCGACCCATTTGCCACCGCTGTCATAGCCGCCACCAGCCGCCGCCACGGCCCGCAACGTAACCGCTTCGGCTTCCGCGTCGATTGCTTCGGCAACGTCGATCATGTCTCGACCTTGTACGTCACGGAACCGCGCATTTCGCCCGTGTCGATCAGTGGATTGCTGCTTCCCTTGAGCGCAATCGTGACCGGGCTGTTCGGCGGACTGGTCAGCGCTGTGATTTCCGCCTGCACGTCGCCTTGTCCCATGATGCCGAGTTTTGTCAACACGCCGTCGACCGATGCCGTTCCGTCCAATACGGATTTCGCTGCAGCCTTCAAAGCCGAACGATATTTTCCCTTATTGCTTCGCATGGTGTTACGCATGAACGGACGTTCCGGAATCGGCCCGCCCCACCCGCCGCCGCTTCGTCCGCCACGCGTGCCGAACTCGTTCCATACCGCTTTCGAAATATTATCGGCACTGGCGGAACCAGACGGAAAACCGACCTTGACGACCGCTTTGCGCTGCTTCGGCGGAACAATATTTCGATGTTTTTTCCGAATGACTTGCGTTGCCATGGAAAATCACACTACGCGCGCGCCTGCAAAGTTCCGCCTGAGATATGACAGGTACATCAGCCCATAAGACGTTGTGTCGTACCCGTTGCCCGTCCCGCCGCCAGCCGCCCCCGCGCGGCCCGCATATTCCACTTCCACGTCGCCGACTTTGCGCCGTTTCATCGGCCCACGCGTGACATTCCCGCTCGCATCGCCAGCCGACGCGGCAGGATATCCCTGCATTGTCAGCAGATGCGCCACCAGATACATGAGCGCTGGCGCGCGGTCGCGTTCAATCCACGTTTCGCCGAATTGCGGTTCCTGTTCGTCAATGATCGCTTCAATCAACGTATCAGGCACGGTTCCAAACTCGGGAAACCGTGCCTTGAATTGCGTTGGCGTCGGCGTCGTATAGCTCACGACAGGCCGGGCAGCTTGACGACCGGCGCGGACGGCTCGACTTCACCGAGCGCTTTGCGGAGATTGTCGAGCGACGTGCGCAACGTCTTCCTGATGCCGTGCGCTTCAAGCTTGGCGATAAGCTCTTTCTTTTCGACCGTCTCCGGATCATCCTCATCAGCCGGCGCGTCGTCGGCGTCGTATTCGTCCACGATTTCGATGATTCCGAGCTTGAGCCACTGCTTGACGGCATGGGATCGGGCCGCTGCAGCCCAATCCAGCACGTTTACCGTCTTGCCCGGATGAACGACCACGTTGCCGATGCGAAGCGCACCAACCGGCTGCGGCTCGGGATTTTTCGTTCCCGTATCGAGGAATTCGCCGTTGTGCTTGATCTTGGTCATCAGATTCCATCCCGATAATTGACGCCAGCCGGCAGACGAATGTCGACGCCACCGGTACGGAAAACACCCGGAATGTCGACACGCAGCGGACCGGGCGAATACGGCTGCAGGAACTGGTGCGGCATCGGCACATGCGCCTTGACGACGGACGGATCACGCCGATAGGCGATCATCCGCGCGGTGTTGCCGACGCCGCGTGTATCGAGACCGCGAACGGCCCGGATCAGCAGCGGATTGCCGGTCATCGCCGTCACCGCGTTATTGCGGCGGACGAAATCCAGAATGGTTTCCGACGTATCGCCAAGCCGCGTGCCGGCAAGAAACTGCAGCTTCTGCCACGGCAGCAGCAGCGTGTTCGGCCACAACGTGTATTTGCTGGTCGTCGGACCCGCAAACAGCACGTCATTGATATCGGCGAGGATGGTCTGTTCGGACGATCCCGTACCGCCCCAATCGCCATAAGGCGCACTGGCTGGCGTGATGGCCGAATGGTTGATGAACGGCTGGAAATTCTTTTCCGTCGCGTCGGCACCGCCGACAAGCAACACGTCGTCCATGAATTCCATATAGGCACGACGCGCCGACCGTGCACGTTCGGCGTCGAGTGGAATACCAACACGCTGAGCGTAGTTGATTTCTTCCCACCCGTAGCCATACCCGATACCCGCCGTATAGACGGCGGATTCGTACATGCTGCGTTCGGTGTCAGCACGCGGAACATCGTCGGCGTTGCCGTTGATCCATTTCGCCTTGCCGGCGAAATCGAGCGAAAAGAACGTGACGGTCTTGACGAAATCCGGCGCGGACGTGTCGACCGGAATCAGTGTCTGCCACTGCGTTTCCGGATAGACCATTTCGTTCACTTGCGGCTCGATATAAGCCGCCTGTGAAATGACAAAGCCGACAGCGGCCTGTGCATCCCACATCGAAATCATACGATTGTAGTTCATGAGACGTGGCCCCTGTTAGTCCCGAAGTTCGATAACGCCGATATCGCCGTTGGCGGTCGTCGTTTCCCATGTCGCACCGGGAATCTGAATTGCCGACCCGGTGTTATCGTTACGGAAAAGACCGGTCGTCGGCACGACGTAGACCGGATCACCCGGAACGACGCCGCCGCTATCGCTGCACAACACAGCAATCCGACCGCGCACGAGCACAGGAACGGATTCGTACTGCGCATACTTGTTCGGCGTTGCCGGACGAAGATCGGTCGACCGGACAGCCACGCCGAGCGTCACAGCCGAACCGGTCGGCATGACACCGCCGTTCGCCCCGCTTCCGCGTGCAACCGGCATGCCGATGCCGATGCCGTCCGCCCCTTCGGCAGTCTTCGAAATGATCGAAGAAAGCCGCATGTCGACCACTTGCCCGAGAAGATACGGGCGAATCCGTTCATTGTATGAAGTCTGAATTGCAGGCATCGCCCGTCGCTCCTGTTAATTCACCGTCTTGTAGGCGTTCGAAAGATAATCAACGAACTTGGTATGTCCGTGATCATTGATCGGCAAGCCGCCGCCCGCGCCGTCCTGTGCCGACTGACGATAAGTGTCCTGTCCAGCCGCCGCGTCGAGCGTCTTGAACATGCCGAGCACAACGTCGTCAGACATCGTGTCATTGACGATCTGCGGAAAACGCGCCGTCACGACTGCACGGCGTATTGCCGCGTCGGTCATCGTCGCCGTGATCTTCACGTTCGGCGCGATCTTGGTGACATGCGATTCCAGCGCGACACGATCCGCGACCATCTTCGCCAGCGTGTCGACGGTCGGAACCTGAGCCTTAGTCGTCGCCAGTTCGGCAGTCAGACGACCGATTTCGGTATCTTTCGCCGTGATCTGACCAGTAAGCGACGTAACGCTATCGGTCAGCCGCTTTACACTCGCCTCGACAATCGCCGCAACCTGATCGTCAAGCTGCACGGGAATGCCATCCACCAGAACGGTTTTCATAGGTTTTGCCTCGTCTCCGATTTTTACGTTCGATCCCGCACGACCGTTTTTCACGACCGCGATATGATTGATACGGATATTCCGCTGCACCGCGTCGTACAATTCGCCCGCTTCGGTCTTTCCCGCCGTCCAGTCAAGATCACAGGTGTAACCGGCGCTCAGTTCCCGCTTGCCCGCCTTGATATCGGCGATCATGCCGCCGTCGCTGACCATCATCGGCACACGTACATAAATATCGGTCGCCGTCACTTCGTCCGACGTATGACCGACGACGCGCGACTTGTTCCACGTATCGGCGTCGACCAGCGCGGACGGATGATCGTTCGTTACGGGACGATGCGCGAACGTCGCCAGCGTATCGCGTGCGAAAACTTCCTGAGCCGGACGGAAAACACGGACAACCGACATTTCCGGCTTGCCGACTTCGCTTCCGGCATACAATTGCACGCCGGTACGCGCCACGCGAGCGTCAACGATCAACGCGCCGTCCGATTGGCGCGTCTGCGTTCCGGCGATCTCGACTGCATCCGAAAAATTCATTCGGCACGCGTAACATAACCGTTATTTTGTAACAAGATGACGGTTATTGACAGACGTTGGCATATCATTTTCCTTTCCCCGGCAGTTCGGCCCGTTTCGACGGGCCATTTTTTTTTGTTGACACGTTTCGGATTTTGTCCTAATTGTAGGTCATCAACTCGAGAGAAAATCACATGCCTAAATGCACCATCCATCGTTATTTTCGTGGCTCGAAAAGCGAACACGAATTTCATTTCAACGCACGCGTTACCGTCACTGGTAATGAAAATCATTTCGCGTCCGCACATCGCGACGCCGAAATGCTCATGCGTGGAATGCGCGAAGCTGATCAGATCACCAATTGGGGAGACGACACCCCGCCTCGCTATTGGCTTCATTCGGTTAGTCTCGACCAATGAAACCCGCTGACGCCTTCCGTTATCTGGTCGTCCAGATCGCCGACGAATTTGAACAGTCGGACCTAACGTACACATGCCGGGCGATACCGATGGCTTTCGCCCGGAAGCGGATCGTACCGCTAACCAGTGATCCGACGCACCCGGCGTATGAATACCGGGTGCATCCTCAATTCACCTTCCGTCGTATCGAAAAAGCCGTGGCGGACGAAGTTCACAGGAGATGGCTGAATGCGTGTTGATTTCAGAACACTTGTCGCCAATTGCGTAGGTCAAAAATATTACGTCAAACCGGAAGAAATGGCCGCGATGTATCAAAAACGCGCCGCATTATGTTTCTGGTGGGTTACGAAATATCGTGAATGGGGTGATGATCCAGAATCATTGATCGAGTTGCAACATGTCCACCGGTTAGAATCCCGTATAGCACGAAAAATAATGGGGATTGAAACATGAAAACCCTACTCGCATCACTCGCTTTGCTGGCATCCGTCGTCACTGCTCAGGCGGACGGCTCAACCGATGATATCGTTCAAAACCTGTATCCGCTCAAGGTGCTGGACGCTTCATGGGACGGCAACCAGTTTTATCTGGTCGTTCTCGATAACGGTCAAGACCGAACCGGGCTTGCCAACACGGTTTGTCAAATCATCGAAGCGCGCGATACCGGCAAGTCATTTGCCGTGGTCCGTGTGATGGACGCCGGCTCGGAATACCGTGTACTCGGGAAAGCGATGTGTGACCTATAAATTAGTGTCGTGCCAAAAGCATGATGTCGCGCGTCGTGTGTTCAACCACGTCAACCAGTTCGAAATGCTGTTCCACCTGTCGACGCCACCATTCGCCCGCGCTGACCGTCAAATGCAACGGCTGACCTAGTATCTTCGGCCCGAACATATCGGGCCGGGTGGCGATGCGAAAATAACAGCCGCGTGTGACGTTCTCGGCAATCGACCGCAACACGTCGGTCACACGTTGCGGCGGTATGTGTTCCATCACATCGCAACAAAATCCCCAATCCGCCGCACTCACGGTCGACGGCAAATCCCACAAGCACGCTTCGACAAAAGGCACATCGGTTTCCCGAGCGTTTGGAACGTGATCGATTGCTGTCACGCTCAAGCCCGCGTTCTGAAATGCCAGCGTGGCGCGGCACGGACCCGAGCCAAAATCAATCAACGATTGACCCGGCTGCATCCCGCATACCTGCCAAGCCCGTTCCCATTCGAGCATTCCGGGCGAAATCTTGCGATACGCATCGTGTTCCCAAACTTGCAGATATTTTTCACGCTCGATTTTCGCCAAATCGTCCATTTGCAACACTTCGTCCAGTTGAACGAACGGAAAGCATCGAAGCGCCGACCGTTCGTTACAGTTAAAAATCTTCATGCCCGCCTGCAGCCACTGAGGCGCAAGCGTTTCAATCGTCGGAATGAATTTTTCCCGATGCTGATTAGGCAACGGCGGCAACAGATGCCGGTCATGCCAGTTGCCGGGCCGCATGTCGAAACCTAGCAGGAACACCACGCGTGCGCCGAACAGCCGCGCCAGTTCGATTGCCGACGATCCGCCACACCAGCCGCCTAGCGACGACTGATCATGCGCCATACGTCCGCTCGGATGGATGAACCGAAGAAACTTTATGTCGTGATCGGTTTTGATATGTGGCCGCTTGCGTGTGATTTTGTATCGACCGACATGTTTGTGCAGATCGGCATGATTCCAATCGAGCCAACGGCTATCCGCCCAAAATAACACATCGGCGTCGGGCATCATGTCCAGCCCGGCATTATTGACGGCGATTACCTTGCCGCGTCCACGGATACGAGCCGGATCGAAACCATTTAGCGACGGTCCGCCGCCAAGGATGAAAACCGCTCGCCCTTTCCATTCGTTCGCTGGCACTGTCCACGGCTGCATTTTGCATGAATAACCCGTGTGAAACGTGTTGACAAGTTTCGGATTTTTTCCTAAATATAGGTCATCGAATTGGAGACGACGGACATGACCACTTTCGACCGCGACACAAAGGACCACGGGTTTTTGATCCTGTCGAACGGTGACAAATACGACATTTATGGGGACTCGGTTGCTGAGATGAAAGAGGAAGCCGCCACTTTGGCTGATTATCTCGGTGTCACCGTCGATTGTTGGAATTGGGAGTTGCCGGAATGAAAATCCATGTCGCATATTCCTACCAACGCCGCACCAAGACGTACACGGCGCGGGCGTTCGCAATGGACCGTGGCGTCAAGCATTCGGCCATGACGGGTATCGGTGACACGCCTGACGAAGCCATGTCAGACGCTATTCGCTACGTCCGCGAACTTTTCCAGCGCGACAGGCTCGAACCACCGTCCGAAGTCGTCAAACACGGTCGGATGGCTGACATCCGCGTCATGAATAACATGTTTGGGGAATGAATCATGATCAATCCTTACACAATCGTCTTTCTGTGCATCTTGTTCGTCGCTTTGCTGGACGCGCCGCAATGACCGCACCCGACGAGATAGCCGAACAAGCGTCGATCCAGATCAGCCGTGAGCAACGTGCGGCGCTGGTCCGTACGATAAAACCAGTTTATCCGCGCGGTTTTTTCACGCCGTCCGGTCGACCGGTTTCCATTCGCGCAATGTCACATGCCTTGCGCGAAATCCGCCGTCGCGGCGTCGATCTCGAATATCCCGGATGGGAATGGTATCCCGTGCGCGGAGCGACGATCATCCGCGATTTTCATAATGGACTTAACGACAGGATCAACAGACGATGCCCGAATATTTTCTCCCGTTCACCGCGCTAGAAGGCACGCGCGCCACACCGTATGCGGTCTATGGTTCCCGCGTGTATTCGTTCAAGATCAACACGGGTTCCGACCGCGCCATTGACGGAAAGCGACTCAGGATCATTGATGGTCGCGTCTACGCGGTATTCGACACGCCGGCTGCTGCAGCCGAAGCCGAACAGTATTTTCCTGACTGTCCACGTCACGCCAACGTATTCGATTTGGGAATATCGGGGATATGATCGCCGAGAAGTACGATCCGTATCACAAATCGTTCTGGCTGACCCTGCCCGGCTTGCGTCCGCAACGGTTCGCTTATGGTCATCTGGTTTGCTATCTGGACGATGCGTTACGCGCAATCTACGGCGGCTGGCGCATCCTTGACGCCAGAATGAGACCGGACGGCACGTTCATCGCACTGGTACAGAGGATGCCGAAACCATGATCACTATCGATAAACCATTAGCCGACCACGGCCTGACCAGCTACCGTTATCGCGGTCGATACGGCTGGATCATGATCGGCGCAAAAGATCATAACGACGCGTTACGTGAGGCACGCAGATCGACAGACGAACCTATCAACCGACGCCACCTTGAGAGATGGAACGGCTCGGAATACGTTCAAATCAAGATGTGAACCGGATTACCGCGCGTGCTATGCACCTACATTGAACGGGTTGACCGGGCGGCAGACCTTGTTCCGCACCGGTCGGCTTCCCCCACTGATAACGCTTGCCATCTATCGACCGATGTAGTGGGCGCACACGTTCGTCATGCGCGGTCATCCACTCGTATTCGTCAATCCCTGCTTGCGTCTGCCGGATGCGGTTCAAATCGCTGGTCAGCTTGGACGACTGGTCCCGCGCCAGCAATTTCGCTTTCCGGTCGGCAATGCCAAATTCATCAATGAATTTTTTCCGAAGCGCTGAGACAGGATTACCCGCAAGGATGTTCTGCAGTGTCGCTTGTTCGATCCGACGAATCATCGTGTCGGTTTGCGACTTGATCAGATCGGCATTCCGCCGCGCCGCAAGGTCCAGATATTCGCCGATATCCTCTTGCTTGACCACAGCGCTCACGTCGATTCCGAGCGTCTTGCGCGCCACGTCGATAAACTGTTCCGTGTGTTTTTGCGATTCGAGGATGAGGATACGATCAACCGTTTCCTGAGCGATACTTACAAGCCGTTCGGCAATCCGCTTGAGCCGGTCGAACGACTGTGCGTCGGCATCTTGCGTATACCTGCCGACAAGCTGTCCATATCGCACCAGCACGTCATCGACGATCTCACGCGACAACGCCTTTATCAGCCGCCGCATAACCGCCAGATACGCCCGCTGCATGCTCAGCCGTTCGGTGATCGGCGGCAATACCACACTGGCGCTGCGCTTGCCGGCACGCCGCATCAGATCGGC